GGCAGCGTGGGCAGGTGTAGGCCGGCGGTTCAACCGGCGGTTCGATGTTCAGCGCGTAATGAATCATGTTTTCACCACCAAATCTCTTTTTTGTCACGGCGATTGGAAACTCCTCGATCTCGCTTGCCCAGATTGCCGTCCCAGCGCCGTGTACATCCTCCCAGCACAACGGGAAGCCGCCGATGCCGTCGAACAGACTGCCGAGCGTCGCGCCAGCCGGCAAATAGGCCGCCATGCGGCCGAACATCCAGCGCCAAAACGGCAGCGCGATGCTGTTGCCGAGTGCCTTGTACCTCGCACTGTCGGATGTCTTGCGCTTTTTGCCGGTGCTGTCGGTATAGTCGCCGATGTCCGTCCAGCCGTCCGGAAATCCCTGCAGCCGCTCGCATTCCAGCGGCGTCAGGCGGCGGACGACCAGCGCGTCGCGTGCTGGGCTTACGTACATCACCGATTGCGCGTCGTGCATCGTATTCAGCGTTTGCGCCCGCTCCGTTACCATCCCCTGTGCTTCGTTCGCCTGTCCGTTGCCGATGCCATACGTCAGCGGCACTTGATTCCCGCCTGCCCCCATTCGCGCTTGCAGGCTCGGCGCGGTCTCCCCGCATTCTCGGATCACGTCGTAGGCGTGCGCCATGTCAAAGACCTGCTGCACCACGGCGATTCCACCCTGATTGCAAGCCGGATTCCCACCGTTCAGGTCCAGCGTCCGGCTGGTGTCCGCTTCGTAAATCCCGCTGTGGGGATTGCCGGACATCATGCTGTTGCTGGCGTAAGAGCAGATGCCGTATGCCGCAGGTGCAACCACAGCGGGATTATTTCCGCCGCGCTCGGCGTTCAGTGTAGGGGACAGCTCCTCCTGATAGCCGATGCTCCGCGCCTGTTCACTGTTGCCCAGCTTAAAGGCGGCGCACAGCACAGCTTGGCGGTTCAAACCGCTGTTTTCGCGGGAACTCAGTATCGGCGAAACGCCGTTTTCATCGTACACGCGCTGGCTCTGTGCGTCCCAAGGTGTCATACACCCTCCCGGATACGGACTGCATACGATGTTGGGGCCTCTGTCGATGCAGGGGCTTCCATCCGCTCTTGCGGTGAGACTTCTTGCGACTGCCGGATTAACGCCGCTTTCAGCATTTCCGGCAGGTCTTTCCCCCGCCTCGCCGCGCGGTTTAAGATCCCCTGACACGCCCGTGCGCTCAAACAGTATTTCGTGTGCGGTGTCGCCTCCAAAATCTGCGACAAGCGCGATTCTACGGCGACGCTGGGGCACTCCCCAGTGTTGCGCGTCGTGTACTCGCCAAGCCACGCTCCATCGTCCGTCCACGTCGCGGTAGCCGCCCCAGGTAGGCCAGCCTTTTGCAGGCACTTCAATACCGGGGGCTTCCGGCTCGACGATGCGGATCGTCTCTTCGAGCACGGCCGCGAAGTCTCGGCCTTTGTTGCTACTGAGCGCTCCGGGGACGTTCTCCCATACCATGTATCTGGGGCGAATAAGCTCTCCTGCCCAGCCAAGCTGCTTGTCATGTTCCCTCATCTCCTTTATCACTCTGATCTGCTCCATAAACAGGCCGCTTCGCGCGCCTGCGAGACCGGCACGCTTGCCAGCGATGCTCAGGTCCTGACACGGACTTCCGCCCGTCACGCACCACACCGGCTCGATGGTGGCGCCGTCGAGCTTTGTGATGTCACCGAGGTGTTGCATCATGCCACCCCCAGCGCCGTGAAGATCACGTGAAACACCCACCCGGCCAGCGCGATGCCGCCGAGGAAGCTCGCGCAGACGATGCCGTCCTCGATGCCCCATACGATGTACTTGCGTACCTTAGCCTTCGCCTTCGGGTCGCCGAACATCTTCATCACCATTCACCCCCGAACGCACGGATCGCTTCTACCGCGCACCGCTCGCAGATGCGCACGCCGCGCACCTCCTTCGCGTCCGCGTCCCCGCAGAACACGCACCCCGGCGCGTACTTGCGCAGGATGATCGTGTCGCCCTCCGTATAGATCTCCAGCTTGTCCTTTTCGCGGATGTCCAGCACGCGCCGCAGCTCGATCGGCAGCACGATCCTGCCCAGCTCGTCGACCTTTCTGACGATTCCTGTTGCTTTCATTGGTTTCTCCTTTCTCTTGGCCTATCTGGCCAGCATCTGGGCGAGCGCCACGGCGCTGATGCCCTCTTTCCCGCTGACGTTGTACCGCTCGCGGCACACCCGTCGGCTTTGCCCTGTATAATTGCTGACGTCTGTCACCGTCAGCACCCGGCGGCCGCCGGTGAACTTCAAGATTTCCTCCAGCTCAAGCCGGAAGGTTTCTTTTTCTCGCGGCATATGTACCTCTCTCCTTTTCAAAGACGTAATTCACCTTTTCAAGATACTTTCAGGTGAAAAAAATTTGGTCGATCTGTTCCGGGCTGAGATTCAAGACGTTCTTCAGCGCCAAAACCTCGCCGAGCGAAAACTCCGCGCCTCGCGTTTCGTTGAGCTTCGCGTTAAATCGGCTTAGGCTGATCCCGATTCTTTCGGCTGCATTCGCTTGGGTCATCCCGTTTTCGGTAAGTTTTCCCTTCAACATATTCGCCTGCATAGTATCACCTCCGCGCTTTGCGATTCACCTTTTCAGGATACTTTCATTATACGCATTTTTCTCGCCTTGTCAAGATACTTTTTGTTGACTTTTTAATTTTTTGTGTTATTATTAAGATACAATGTTATGAAAGGAAAACGGCAATGACGATTGGAGAAAAAATCAAATATCACAGAACGCTGCTCGGGCTTACACAGACGCAGCTCGGAGAGCGCCTAGGCGTAAAAAAGAACGCGGTAAGCAAGTGGGAATGCGGCCGCGTTGATGATATCCCCGCGTCAAAGGTAAAGGCGATCGCGCAGCTTTTTAGTGTCCCTGTCTCTTATTTGATTGATGACGCGCCGCAGGATGACGACGGTATTATTTCTGCGTTTGTCGCAAAAGCTCTCAATCGCGGTGACTGCGCGCAAAAGCGTGTCCTACGTACAATGGCAGATCTTCCGGACGAGATGTGGCCTGTTGTGGAAACATTTGTCGCACAAGTAGCAGACGCCACAAAAAAGGAAGGCAACGGTTGAGCCGCGCCTTCCTTTTCCATTACATATTTTCTACAAACGAGAGCACTGTCATCAGTTTTCCTTCCGGCAAGCCCCGAAGCAATGCGATGATGCACTCTATTATATAATCTCGCTTTTCCACAACTACTCCTTTCCCCATAGGTCGCTGACAGACGTCCCCAGCGCCTTTGCGATCCGCAGCGCCAGATAAACGCTGGGAACACATTTCCCCCTTTCGATCGCGCTGATCGTGCTTGCCCCGCACCCCACCTTTCTGGCCAGCCATCGCAGGCTGACGCCTTTGTACTCCCGATATTCGCGCACGTGATTCATCATTTGACGCAATCCTATCACATTTTTTCGGCCGCGTGTTGAAAATGTGCAGGATGCTGCACACTTTTTGTTATTTTCTTCAAACGCGATCCCGTATATATAGAATTCCAAAAATATGCCATGTAATACAGTGTAATTCAGTGGACATCTCCCGCGCAGCATGGTAAAATCAGACGAAAACATTTGAAAGGTGTGTTTCCAATGTGGTGGATGGTGCTGTCTATTGTTCTCACTCTCTGCGCCGTAGCGCTCTCCGCATTCGTCTGCGCGTTCCTCTACCGCGCCGGTGAGATCCATATTGATCTGGACAAGGATTTTGAGCTGCCGGATCTATCGAAGCGCGATGTTTTTTCGAAGGAGTATTTCAATCTTTTGTACTGGTGCACATATGCGGGTAGATTGGAGGCGGACGTGGGAGACGCAAAAGAGCGCTCCCAATGGCTTATGTGTTTGCTCGGCTGCGCCGCTTTCTCCGCCGCAGTGTGCAAAAAGCTGGTTCCGGACTCCGTAAAAGGCATCCTGCTCTATGTCTTTTTGGCTGCGTCAGTTGCGCTGTTTTTTGCGCTGTTTTTTGAAGCGAACGCGCTCATCAAGCGCGGGTACTTTCATTTTGATATCCCGTGGTATGGCTTTGACTACGAGGAAGAACCAGATGCAGAGAGGCAGCACCGTATCCCTGAGCTTAAAGACGATTTTGGTCTGCCGCTTCCATTGCCGGAACGGAAGAAGTGGCTCGAAAAAGAATCACAGAGAGCATTTTATAAAATTGATGCGCGCATACAAGCCATGGAGGAGCAGTTAAAGCTATATCATAGATGCTTTTATCTCATGTATGTGCCGCTCGCCATCGCCATTGCCCTCATCTTTTAATAAAAAAGCCGCCCCGGTGCTGCAACACCAGGGCGGTCAGAGCAGAAACCCACCAATACGTCAATAAAGGGAGCTGTCTACCCTTTTATGATACCATAGGAGGATGCCCATGGCAAGAAAAAGGACAAAATACACGCTGCGCAAAGACGGACGCATTGTCTTGTCTGACACCATCAATGGCGAGCGAAAGTATTTCTATGGAAAAACCGACAAAGAAGTCGAACAAAAGCGTGATGACTACATCCGCGAATGCGAACGCATGACCAACGCCGAGAAGAAAGGCCGGACCTTTGCTGCCGTCGCAGATGATTGGTGGGAACAGTGTGAACCGCGCCTGTCGCCAAACACCGTGTGTGGCTATCGGACGGCCAAAAACCGCGCTGTCGACGAGTTTGGAGGGCAGTATGTTGCCGACATCACCGGCCACCAGATCGTCGTGTTCCTGCAGAGATTTGCGGCGCGTGGATACTCGCAGAAGGTCATCAACAACACAAAATCTGTGATACGGCAGATCCTGAACCACGCCTTCCTCTGCGCGGACATCGACGCAAATCCCTGTATTGGCATCCCGACACCGAAGGGCAACCCGCGCG